GCGTGACCGAGCAGCTGAACCTCGCCGACTGGTCGGCGAAGGCAACGCTGACGGAGATCTCGCAGGCCATCGACGCGGACAGCCTCTCCGAGGCGGAGAAGAAAACGACGCTATCCGGCTACGGAGCGCTGAAAGCGCTCATCATCAAGACGGCGGACTTCGCCGCGGCGAACTCGGAGACGTGGTCGACGAAGCTGTCCGGCAGCTATGTGGCGATCTCGGACTTCGGAAAGTATCTCGAAAAGACGCAGCTGACGATCGAGGGCAATTCCGTCGGCATCAAACAGCTGTATGACTACACGGCGGGCGTCAACAACCAGTTTTCCGTCAATTCGAAGCAGTATATCAAGACGGGGCTGCTCTACTACAAGGACGCTGCGCCGGTGTACGGCGTGGGCGTGGGGAACATCGAGACGACGGTGACGGACGGCGGCGAACGTGTCATCGACCAGACGAAAAATGAGCTGGTGACGGTGACGCCGAACCGGGTGAGTTTCTGGCAGGACGGGCAGGAGGTCGCGTATTTAAGCGACAAGAAGCTGCATTTCCCATCCGGGACGCTGGAGGCGGCGGGGGCGGTGCTGTCGGGGAAGATCACGGCAGCAGCCGACTCGACGTTCGGCCCGTGGACGATCTCGGAAAGCAGCATTTTCCGCAAGGCAAACGAATTTGGGGGCAGCGCAAGCATGTACTTCGGCACGAGCGGGCTTTCCATCAAGGACAAATTCAAGGTCGACGCGAACGGCAAGCTGACGTGCACGGGGGCTGAGATCGGCGGAACAATCAACGCGACGGATCTGAAGCTCGACGGTACGAGCATCCAGACGAAGCTCAAGCAGATCATGGATGAGATCAACATCATCAGCAACGGTCTTGAGATCGCGGGCACAAATTTCTCCAACGGCACGATCGGCGGCGCGGAGGGCAGTCTGCAGTTTACGTCCTCCAGCACGGCGGAATATGCGGTCAATCTGTCCGGCCCGGCGGTGCGCATCAAGTCGACAAAGGGCTCTGTGTATCTGCAGAACAAGGATGAAAGCGCGTGGATCCAGCTGCTCGCAAGCGGGAAGATTATTTTCCATGCAGCATCCATCGAGGGGATCAGCACCGCAACGCCGGTGTTTGGGTGAGGATATGGCGACGTATACGGAAAAATGCTATACCGACAATGGTGGAACGCTGATGGCGACGTTGACCGAAGAAATAGAGGGGACAGAAATTGCGGTCACAGATACGCTGGCCTACAAAACATATGGGAAGGCATATGTTTTTATGATATGCAGAGGCGCAGGGCAGATGGATCGCTGGATCAAGGGCGAAAGCATCAATTTAAACCGGATACAACAAGGCGGATCCGTGATAAGATTTTACTTTGTCCGTCGCGTTCAAGTTTCAGATTTTGCGTGGACAGACAATGATGATGAAAAAATCAAGGCTGGGCAGCATGTGTCGAATCTGACCGCAGCTGCGATGAATGACTTGTATCAAAAGCTGATCGCTATGGGCGAGCTGACATTAGTGCGGACTGATACTGTTCCTACAATTGTGCCTGGGGATACTATAACGGCAAGCATTGTCAGACAGGCGTTTAATGGGATAGGGGGAGGGCTGCGATATGTTGATGAAGATGCGAGGCAAGCAATGTATGATGGGGTTAAGCCTGACAGCATCCAAAAAGGAGCCCCGATTTATGCACGGATACTGCTGAACATGAAGGCCGGAGTAAACAAGCTGATTCAGGCAATGCGGCCATAGCGGCGGAAGGAGATTGAAATGAACATCACAAAGGCAATCGTGCAGCTGCGGGAGCGGCTGATCATGGACATCAACCGGGCGGGGCTGCCGCCGGTCGTGGTAGGGCTTGTGCTGGACGGAATCCGGCATGAGGTCGAGCTGCTGACGGCAGCAGATATGCGGAAGGAGGACACAGAGGATGCAGGAAGAGCAGATGCAGCTGAGAATGCAGAATGAGCAGGCGAGCGGGCTGATGGCGCGAAAGGCCATCGGCGAAGAGCAGGCCAGAAAGGCCATGGACACGCTGCAGAAATACAGGCAGGGCAAGAGTGCGCTGGAGGCGCGGGTCATTGCGTCGGAGGACTGGTGGCGCATGCGCAGCTGGCAGCGGATCCAGAAGGGAAACCCGGAGGATGACAAGTGGACGTCGGCGTGGCTCTTCAACGTCATCATGGGCAAGCACGCGGACGCGATCGCGGCCTATCCGGCCCCGGCCATCCGCCCGCGGGAACCGGACGACCGGGAGGAGGCGGCGAAGCTTTCCTCGGTGCTGCCGGTCATTCTGGAACAGAACGACTTCGAAGAGGTCTATTCGGACAGCCAGTGGACGAAACTCAAGCAGGGGACGCTCATCTGGCATGTGAAATGGGATTCTTCGAAGCTGAACGGACTCGGGGATATCTCGGTGCAGCCGGTGGATATCCTGTCTTTCTTCTGGGAGCCGGGCGTCCGGGATCTGCAGAAGTCGAAGAACATCTTCCTGACGGAGATGGTGGACAACGATCTGCTGGTCGCGAAGTACCCGGAGCTGCAGGGAAAGCTCAACTCCAATCCGCAGATCCAGCAGAAGTACAACACGGACGACGTCATCAGCTTTGACGGGAAATCCATGGTGGTAGACTGGTATTACAAGAAATATCAGAACGGCCGGCAGGTGCTGCACTTCGCGAAGCTGGTGGGCGATACGGTTTTGCAGTCGACGGAGAACGATACGGAACAGAAATATGTCACGCTGACGCTGCCGGACGGGAGCATTGTGCAGCAGCCGGCCGGGCGGCCCATGGCCGAGACGGGGCTGTATGACGACGGGGAATACCCGTTTGTGGTCGACGCGCTGTTTCCGGTGGAGGGCAGCATTGCCGGGTATGGGTATATCGACATCGGCAAGTCGACGCAGGAGCAGATCGACCGGATGAACCAGGCGATCGTGAAGAACGCGATCATGGCGACGACGCCTCGGTGGTTCAAGCGGTCGGACGGGTCGGTCAACGAGCAGGAGTTCGCGGACTGGACGAAGCCGTTCGTGCATGTGGACGGGAATCTGGGGCAGGACAGTCTGGTTCCAATCCAGGTGAACATGCTCAGCAGCAATTACATTGCGATCTTGCAGAACAAAATTGAAGAGCTCAAGTGGACGACGGGAAACACGGATGTCAACAACGGCGCGACAAACTCGGGCGTGACGGCAGCCTCGGCCATTGCGGCCTTGCAGGAGGCATCCGGCAGGAGCAGCAAGGATTCCACGAAGTCGGCATACCGGGCGTATGCGCGGATGATCCGGATGGTCATTGAGCGCATCCGGCAGTTTTATGATCTGCCGCGGCAGTTCCGGATCATCGGGCAGCGCGGGGCAGAGCAGTTCGTACAGTACAGCAATCAGGGCTTGCAGCCGCAGACGCTCTACGGCGCGAACGGGCAGCCGGATGGGCTGCGGAAGCCGGTCTTCGACATTGAGGTCTCGGCGCAGAAGGCAAGCGAGTACACGTCCATGGCGCAGAACGAGCTGGCACTGCAGTTCTTCCAACTGGGATTCTTCAACCCGCAGATGGTCGACCAGGCGCTATCTACACTGGACATGATGGACTTCGACGGGAAAGACTCGATCATCCAGAAAATCCAGGAGAACGCGGACCTGCAGCAGCGGCTCATCGAGTGGCAGCAGCTGGCGCTGGCGTTGGCAGACCGGTACGATCCAGTCATGGGTGAGGGGCTGGCGCAGCAGATCCTGCAGGAGGGAGGACAGGCAGTCCCGCAGGCGAGCGCCGCGGCAGCGGAGAAGCCGGAGATCAACACCGGCGAGACACAGGAGCCGAAGATCGTGGAGAATGCGCGCAAAAAGTCGGAAGAAAGCACGCAGCCGGGATAAGAACCGACGATTGCGGCGGCACGTTCTGGCGGGATTATTTCTGCCGCGGCGTGGGGTGAAGTTGGGAAAAGTTTGTGCTACGATGATTTTAGAATAAACGCCAGAAAGGAATTTACAGCATGGAAGGCGAATTCACGGGCGCAGGCGCTCAGACTACGGGCGCAGCTGACGTCGCCGGTCAGCAGAGCGGGCAGGAGGCAGCCGCACAGGCGCAGGTGCAGCAGCAGCCGGTCAACGTCCCCGACGCTCAGGGACAGGGTACACAGGAAGAAACGTTTGACAGTCTGATCCGGGGCCGCTACAAGCAGGACTTTGATTCTGCGGTGCAGAAGGTCGTAAAGCAGCGCGTGCGCGGGCTGAACCAGTACAAGGGGCAGGCCGAGGCGATGGCGCCGATCATTGACCAGCTGGGCGCGCTCTACGGGATCGACACGTCGGATCCGCGGAAGACGGACTTCGCGGCACTGGCACAGCGCTTTTCCGCTGACGAGCGGCTTTACAGCGCGGAGGCCATGGAGAAGGGCACGACGACGGACGCGCTCAAAAAGGAGTACGCCGGCAGGGCCGAGAATACGGCCATGCGGCGGCAGCTGCAGGAGTACCAGATGCGAGAAGCCTTCGCCGGGATCCAGGCAGACTTTGCCCGGGATGTGACGGCGCGGTACGGCGCGGACTTTGAGACCGAGATGCAGAATCCGGATTTTGCACGGCTCATGGGCGCGGGCGTGCCGCCGAAGACGGCCTATGAGGTCATCCACCAGCAGGAGATCGCACAGGCACAGGCGCAGCTGGTGGCGAGCCAGGCGCGGGAGAACGTCATGCGGACCATTCAGGCGCAGGGCGCGCGGCCGCAGGAGATCGGCTCCGGCGCTGCGGGCGGAGAGAACGTCCCGATGAAAACACACTGGTCACGCGCGGAGGTGGAGGACATGCGCCGCCGCGCAGCAAGAGGGGAGCGAGTGATCCCCTGAGAAAGGAGATAGGAAATCATGTTTGAATCCAAAGTCGGATTTCAGTTTTTTGCTGACGCCGGTACGCTCGTCAACGCGACCGGCAACTACGTAAACGCAGGCACCGGTCAGACGACCGAATTCAGCGGCAACGACACGCTCGCGCCGACCATGAAGACGTTCTACGACACGCAGCTGCTCGAGAACGCACGGCCGAACCTCGTGCATGCGCAGCTGGCAGGCCGTCAGGCGCTGCCGCGCAACCACGGCAAGACCGTCGAGTGGCGCAAGTGGAACACGCTGAAGGACGCGGAGGAGCTGACCGAAGGCGTCATCCCGACCGGCCAGAAGATGGGCCAGACCAGCACGACCGGCGCGATCAAGCAGATCGGCCTGTATGTGACGGTCTCGGATCAGCTGGAGCTGCATGCGCTGGACAACGTCATCCTGGGTGCGACCGAAGAGCTCGGCGCTTCCGCGGGTACGTCCATCGACAAGCGCGTGCGCGACGCGGTCGTGGCAGGCTCGAACGTGCAGTACTGCGACAAGGTCGCAGCGGGCGGCGCGCATACGGCAGTCACCAGCCGCGCAGGCCTCGACCTGACGGCGAAGCTGACGCCGGACGAGGTCAACAAGGCCGTAACGACGCTGAAGAAAATGAAGGCTCCGAAGATCGACGGCAAGTATGTCGCGATCATCCATCCGTCGGTCGCATACGACCTGCGGTCCTCGGACGCATGGGTCGAGGCGCACAAGTATGCAGACGTCACGCCGCTGTTCTCGGGTGAGATCGGCGAGCTGCACGGCGTCCGGTTTGTCGAGACGACGGAGGCGAAGATCTTCAACAACTCGACCTGCCCGGTCAAGACTGCAGCGGCTGACGGAAACCCGGCGGTCTACTACAGCGTGTACGCGACGCTGTTCCTCGGCAAGGACGCATACAAGATGATCGACCCGGAGGGCGGCAATCTTGAGATGATCGTCAAGGGCAAGGACGAGATCGGCGGCCCGCTGAACCAGTTCTCGACCGTCGGCTACAAGGCCGAGATGGCGGCGAAGCTGCTGTACGAGGACCGCATGGTCCGCGTGGAGAGCTGCAGCGCATATTCCGGTACGGACGAAGCCAACTGAGAAAGGAGCACATACAATGGCAACTGAGAAGACCGCTGCGGCGGCTGCACAGGCAAACCCGGAAGACGTGTGGGACGTCATGAAGACGATCTATCTGCCCCGCGGGCAGGAGAACGAGGAGCAGAGCCGCTTTGTGGCGGTAAACGGACGGACGTTCATGGTGCCGAAGGGCAAGGACGTGCAGGTCCCGCTGCCGGTGTATGAGGTTCTGATGAACGCGCGGATGGCGGAGGAGGAAGCCTTCCGCCGCGCGCAGGCGGACAACTGACAAGTGAATGCCCATGACGGCATGAAGCAGAGGAAGGGGCAGAAATGCCCCTTCTTTTGGTAAGGAGGGGACTATGAAAATCAGAGAAGCAATCGAGACGGTCGACCGGTTACTGCAGAACCAGTACGAGACACCGGATAAGGTCCGGTGGCTGTCGGAGCTGGACGGGATCGTGTACCGGGATATCATCTGTACACACGAGCACGAGAAGGAACCGGAGCCGTTCACGGGCTATGGGGAGGACGTGGATCTGGAAACGGAGCTGCTGATCCCGTGGCCGTATGATGAAATTTACCGCTGGTATCTGGGGATGAAGATCTGCGACGCCAACGGGGAGACGACGAAGTATGCAAACGAGGCGGCGAAATACAACAGCTACTATCAGGGGTATTTCAACGCATACAACCAGGCGTACATGCCGAAGCAGTACGCGACACACTTCAAGCTTTAAGGCGGTGAGACTATGAGCGTATATCGAGTAGAGTCGGGCGGCAGGGCCCCGGCTGGGCTTTCGGCCGGCGACGAGGTCGTGACCGGCGGCGGCACGTACCGCATTACGGGCGTGAACGCGGACGGAAGCTATCAGTCGCAGCTGGTGAACAAGAACCAGACGACGCGAAACTATGGCGGAAGCTACCAGACCCGGAACAGCCCCTACACCATGTCCGGTGTTTCGGACTACACGAGAAGCAAGCTGAACGGACTGGAGGGAGGCTATACGCCGTCGGGCAGCGTGCAGGCGGCGCAGGCGTATCTGGAGCAGGTCAAGGCCAGCAAGCCGGGCGCGTATCAGTCGCGATGGGACGATGAGCTGACGAGTCTGTATGACCAGATCCGGAACCGGAAGAAATTCAGCTATGACATGGGGACGGATCCTCTGTACCAGCAGTACCGGGAGCAGTATCAGCGTCTTGGGCGGCTTGCCATGCAGGACACGATGGGGCAGGCGGCGGCACTCACGGGCGGCTACGGATCGACCTACGGCGAGCAGGTGGGCCAGCAGGCGTACAATGCGTATCTGCAGAACCTCAACGACATCGTGCCGCAGCTGCAGCAGCAGGCATACCAGCGGTATCAGGACGAAGGGACGGATCTCTACAACCAGTATAGCCTTGTGAAGGGCCGGGACGACACGGACTACGGCCGGTACCGGGATACGGTCAGCGATTATTATTCGGATCTTTCGGATGCGCGGAGCGCGTACAACTCGGAGCGGTCGCTGGACCAGAGCCAGTGGGCGACGATGCTCGACTACTGGGCGCAGAAGGCAAACAACGAGAACGCAGCCTACCTGCAGGCGCTGGCGGCGGAGCAGGCGGCAGCGAAGGGATCCGGCGGCGGAGGCGGCGGAGGAAGAAGCTCTGCGGGGCTGAACCTCATCAACGGCTACGGGAACCGGGACGAAAATGTGTCCATGCTGGACGCAAGCTACAGGGGCGTGATGCAGACGATCTCGACGCTGCTGGCGCAGGGAAAGACGGAGCGGGCCTATGATGAAGCCGTGAACGCGCGAAGCCAGATGAGCAAGCAGCAGTGGAACAACCTCGCAAATCTGATCTGGGAGCGCACGGGGCAGAAGATCGACAGCGGCGTCAGCTATAAGCAGGCGAAGGTCTCAAAGAGCAGAAAATAAGGAGGGCGGAATGAGCCTTATTTCGAAGAAGAAGTTTATGAATGGCGTCGAGAAGAACCAGTCGAAAGCGGCTGGTTCTTCCGGCGGTCTTATGAACCGGACGGATTTTGTAGCGGGTGTACAGAACGGGAACGAGGAAATGCGGCGCCGGCAGGCGGCGTTTGAGGCGTATCGCGCCGCTGTGCAGCTTTATTCCAGAGATGGCGAGAGCGGGCAGAAAAAGGCGGAGAGTGCGGGGGCGGCAATCAGCGGGAAGGTATCGCAGCAGGAATACAGCCGGTCTTCCGCGATGCAGACACAGTATGGCTCATACCAGAATTACCTGCGCGGCGTGGAGGCGGCGCAGGGGCGGCAGCTTGGGCTGATGGCACTGCAGCAGCAGAGCGCAGCGCTGGGAAACGCGTTCCGCCCGTCGGTAAAGAGCCAGATGGACGATGTGAATGCGGCGGTCGAGCGGGCGCGGGCGATGAAGACCGTGGAGCGGGATCAGGTGCGCGGCATGCGGCGGACGTCGAAGCTGCTTGAAGGAGAGATTTACAACCGCGAGGTCGAGCAGGCGGACACGCATTTTTCCGGGACGGGTCTGTCTGAGAACGGAAAGAGCGTGACGCAGCTGCAGAACGAGATCGACGCGCTGCAGAAACGAAAGGCACAGGTCGACAGCCAGAGCGTGCTGGCCCGGGCGCAGGAGGCAATCGGCAATCTGAGCGAGGAAGACCAGAAGCTGCTCCGACAGTACCGCGGGCAGGAGCTGAACGGGTACAGCGTGCGGGCGTTTGCAAAATACGACGCGAAGACGGCTCTGAACGAGAAGGGCTATGACGACGAGAAGCTGAAACAGCTTGCAGAATGGCAGAAGGTGCTGGACGACTATGAGAACGCGCAGAAGCTTGATGAGGCGGCGCGACAGATCGGGCAGCAGACGCCGATCATGGGAACGCTTTTCTCGGCGGTGACAGCCCCGGCGAAGGCGCTGGGCAATGTGGAATCGCTGCGCGGCGTATTGCCGAAGTGGGCGGGCGGCTATCAGAACGAGGATATGCCGACGAACGTATACAGCCCCGCATACAACGCGACGCGGCTGTCCTCCGGGATCCGTGGGAGCGTGATGCAGGGGATGAACCCGACGGGGCAGTTTCTGTATCAGGCGGGCACGTCGGCGCTGGACAGCGCGGTCAACATGGCGGTCTCGACGGGGCTCGTCGGGACGGTCGGCGGTGCGGCCGGCGCGGGGGCGAAGGATGCGGTCGCGGAGACCATGAACTGGGTGATGGGCTCGCAGGTCGCGGCGGACTCCGTGTATGAGGGGATCCAGAACGGGAAATCCAATCAGGAAGCCTTGATCGACGGAATTGTCGAGGGCGCGATCGAGGGTATTACGGAAAAATACTCCGTGGGTGATATCATCGAGAACATGTTGAGCGGGAAGGCCGTGTGGAGGAAGGCACTGCGGTCGTTCGCGTCGGAAGGCGCGGAAGAGATCGCGTCCAACTGGCTAAACCGTGCGTATGACGTGGTGGCGAAGCATGACCGGGGTGAGGTCATGACGGCCTACGCAAATTATATCGCAGAGGGCAGGACGCCGGCGCAGGCGCTGGCGGCGATGGTCGGAGACTTCGCAAAAGAAGACAGCCTTTCGTTCCTCGCGGGTGGCCTGTCTGGCCTTGCCATGTCCGGGACGTATGCGGGCGTGAACCGCGTGATTTTGGAAGCAAACGTCACGCAGACGGCCAGAGCGGTCATCGAGGCTGGCGAAGTGCAGGACGTCATCGACTATGGCATGGCGCAGGAAGAGGGCACGAAGGCGCACCAGCTGGCCGAGGAACTGCAGCAGACCGTGGACGATGGCGGCGAGGTGACGCAGAAGGCCGTGGAGGACACGCTGCGTGAGGTGGCGAAGGAGCAGCAGGCGGCCGTGGACGACGGGCAGGAGCCGCGCGCGCCGGAGACGCTGACCCGGCTTGAGCAGCTGCAGGAACAGGCCCGGCAGGAGCAGGCGCAGGCCGAGGCGGACGAGAAGACATTCCAGATTTACAAGAGCGCTGCGGAGACAGCACAGGAAAACCAGAGGCTTGCACAGCAGTACCAGCAGGAGCAGAAGCAGAATCGGGCACAGCAAAGCGTCCAGGCGGTGCAGCAGGCCCAGCAGGCGGCGCAGCAGCAGTATAACCAGGACAGCTTATTTGCGCCAATTCCGGGGACAGAGAACATGGGAGAGCTGGATCCGGTACAGTATGCCAAGCAGCAGACGGCGGGCGCGGAGCAGGAGCTGGACGAAGCAGCTGCGCAGCAGGAAGAACAGTATTTGCAGGAGCAGGCCCGGAGAGCGGGCTATGACGAGATAACAGCGGCGTATTTCCTGAACGGGAACACGACGGGAATGCCTACGGAGCAGTATGCGCAGAGCTTCGGACAGGTCTATGAGCAGGGCAGACTCGGCGCGAGTGAGCAGCGGGCGATGCGCTACGCCGAAGGAATGAATCAGGACGTGGCGGCAGCCGCATATCGAGCGGGCCTTGCCGCAGGGCAGAAAGGGGTAAACAATGGAGGTATCGAGGTTACTGATGAAGGACAAATCGGGCAGGCTGGTCAGCGTGCCGAAGGACAGGCTGGAGGCGTTCGCCAAGGCACAGAGCAGCGGCAAAGAGCTGACGCCGGAAGAAAAAGAGCGCAGGGTGCAAGAGATCTCGCAAAAGCTTGGGATGAAGTAACGCTTTCGGATCTCGGTTTCGGAGAGAACAATGCGCAAAAAGTGCGCGTCATGCCGAAGGGACAAGAGGCCAGAAGCGAGGATATCCAGGCGGCGGAAAAGTTCTTCCGGTCGATGGGCGTGCAGAATGCGCGGTTCTTCACCGGGCAGCTGACGCAGGAGATCGATGGGCAGACGTTTTATGCGGATGCCGCCGTGACGGAGGATGGCTCCGTGCTCATCCGGGCGGACAGCGAGGAGTATTCTGCGTTCGAGCTGGCGAAGCACGAGGGATATCACCTGCTTGTCAAGCGCTGGCCGGAGATGGCGGCGAAGATCCAGAAGCGGCTGTTGGGCGAGGGCAAGATCACAAAGGAGATGATCGAGAGCTATGTGGACGCATACGCCGGGATCTACGGAGACGACACGGACGCCTACGTCGAGGAGATCGTCGCGGACACCTACGCCGGCATGAACCGCACGGACTACGGCACGAACAAGCTGCGCGCGGACGTGAAGATGGAGGTCGGCCAGTGGCAGAAAAAATCCGGCAGCGCGAGAGCGCCGCCGGTGAAGATGTCCGCTGCGAAGGATCAGACCACAAAAAACTATCAGGGCGTCAACCTTGCGGAAGACGGAAGCGTCTATACCTACGATTTCCTGACAACGCTTCCGGATATGGACATAACAATGCTGCCGGAGGTCGACGCGGTGCGCGGAGCCGACAACCGGGTCGATACGGCGAAAGTCGTACAAGAGGGTATGAAAAACGCCCGCGCCGTTGGAACAGAGCGAGACGGAAAGGTCTTTGTGCAGAACCGGTACACGGGAAAGCTGCTTAGAGTCGACACAAGCAGCGTGCGTCATGGACTGTACGGAGAAGCAAACCGCATTCTGACAAACGCAAGACTTGGTGCAGTAATCGGGGATATTGTAAAAAATGCGGTTCCGGTGAATGCACTTAAAAACGAGGCAAAGAATGTGGTCGGGACTTATGCGATGGCGGCATATGCAGAGGATACTGCAGGACGGCAATTCTCGGCAATCGTCACTGTTGAGCAAAGGACAGGCGCCGTTGCTGGAGTGGAAGTCTATGATGTCACGCACGCGGTGAGCGGAAGACAAAAAAGAAGCGAACGGGCTGGCACTAAGCCACAGGGAGTTCACCCTTCCACGAACGCTTCTTCTAAAATCACAATAGCAGATTTCCTGAAAATTGTCAATAGGGTTCATCAAAGCGTTCTGTCGCAGGACGTTATGGATCATTTCGGAGAGATGAAAGATCCGGGCGGGTATTATACCAACCGGGTGAAATTCTCTGCCAGTGCGCAGCAGGCGGAGAACGATCAGACGGAAACAGTGGCGTTTAAGGACTGGTTCGGGGACTGGAAGAATCACCCGGAGAGTGCGAGCAAGGTCGTGAATGCGGACGGGACGCCGAAGGTGGTTTACCACGGGACGAATGCGGAATTTAATACTTTCCAGCAGGAGAACGGAGCGTACTTCTTCAGTGAAAGCAGGGATTATGCGGAGAGTATGGCAGATGAACGCGGGGGAAACCGTATCATTGAAGCCTATCTCAAGATGAAGAATCCGTACACGGTGAAACTGTCCCCGAAACAATTTACGGATAACATTGCAGAAGCACCGTCTATTCGCTACGCCAAAGAACATGGGCACGACGGCGTAATTTTTGAATATGATGGAAGCAAAGAAGATCTGGCTTACGACAAATTCTATGTTGTATTTGATTCCGCACAGATCAAATCCGCTACGGATAACATCGGGACGTTCGACAAGACAAACCCGGATATCCGGTATTCTTCGCAGGACGGGCGGTATCGGGATCTGATGGGGGAGAAGGCGGCGCAGTATGTGCGGCGGCTGGAGTCCGGACTGGTGAACGAGCTGGCGGAGAATCTGAGCGTGCCGGGGCAGGCGAAGCGGGAGGTTTTGCGGCCGATGGCCGAGGAAGCACTGCGGTCGTTCTTTACGGACGGGCAGCTTGACCGGGCGAAGCTGAATGATCTCTTTGAAACGGCCTACCAGGCAGGCATCGAGGAAGATACGCAGTACATCGAGCAATACGGCGACCTCAAGAAGTTCATCCGGGATCAGAAGCTTTCCATCTCCGAGACGGACCGGCAGGACATTGCGGACTACAACCTGTTCCGGAAGGCGGCCATGGGAACGCTGACGATCAGCAAGGACGGATTGCCGGTTGACGTGGCGTATCAGAAGCTTCGGGAAATGGCGCCGGAGCTGTTTCCGGCGGACATTACCGCGCCGAGCGACCAGCTGATGAAGATCTACGATGTGGCGCGCGGGATCCAGAAGGTGCAGAAGACGCTGGATGAATACTACGGGCCGCAGGCGGCTAGCTTTAAGAAGTGGCAGCAGGCGAATTTCACGGAATCCATTGACCGGCTGACGAGCGGGCTGCGCGTGGCGCAGCGGTATCTGGACGCGCAGAACAAGGCCAAAGAAAAGCTTGCTATTCCGCAGACAGCGGAAGAAACGAAGCAGATGTGGGCGCAGCTGAAGGACGCAAGGCGAGTGGTCGAGAAAGCGCAGAGCAAGACGCTGCTGACGGAAGCCGACCAGAAGATCGTGAACCGGCTGCTGCGCGGGGAGACAAGCCCGGATTATGTGGCAGGGCTGGAAAACGGGCAGCAGATCCTGAAGGTCTACGAGGCAAAGGCTGACTATGATATGCTGGCGCTGAAGCTCAAGGCATGGAACGCGCAGCGCAAGCAGGGGCTGCGGGACTTTGCCGAGCAGGCGCTGACGGAAGCCGAGGCCGTCAAGTGGGTCGACAAGACCATGGGGATCCAGTACCAGCGCGAGACGATGGAGCGGAACATCCGGGATATCGCGCGGAAGGGAAAGGTCTCTGACGAAAAAGCCAATGCTTTTATCAACAAGTATTTCTGGCCCGTACACGAAAACGAGAGCAAGCGCAAGAATTATCTGGTCGAGCAGCAGGACAGGATCAAGGCGCTGAAGCTCGACCGGCAGGTACGGAAGGGAAATCTGGTCTCGGAGAGCTACGCGGTGCAGTGGCTGGGTGAAGCCGAATTCAACCGGGACTATCTCAAGCAGCATCCGCGTGTCGAAAGGCGCGGGGGGATGACGTTTGACGAGTGGAACGCGGCCATTCAGGAATTCGAGAAGCAAAACCCGAAGCTGGATCTCGGCAAGGTGCGGGCAGCCGTGAAGGTTTTCCATGAGGTCTACGACAAGCTGTTCCAGGATATGAACCGGGTGCGCATTGAGAACGGCTATGAGCCGGTCAATTATCTGCAGGGATATTTCCCACACTTCCAGGAGAACGAGGAAGGCGGCAGCATTCTGCAGAAGTTCGCAAGGGCGGCCGGGATCGAGGGCGATGTGTCGCCGCTGCCTGCGACGATCAACGGCCTCACGGCAAACTTCAAACCCGGCATCCGGTACATGGCGAATATCCAGAACCGACTTGGCTACGCGACGGCGTATGACGCGCTGCAGGGCTTTGACCGGTATATCGAGGTCGCGACGGACGTGATCTTCCACACGGCGGACATTCAGCGGCTGCGGGCGCTGGCGACGCAGATCCGGTATCGGGCATCGGACGAAGGGCTGAAACAGCGGATCGATGCGATCATGATGAACCCGTTCCTCAACCCGGACGAAGCCAACGAGCAGGTGGCGAACCTGACGAAGGAGGGACGGTATGGGCTTTCGAACTTTGTGGATGAGCTGGACGAATACACAAACCTTCTGGCGGGAAAGAAGTCGCGGCTCGACCGGGGGATGGAAAAGCTCATGGGGCGAAAGTTCTACAACGTCATGAAGAAGTTTGAGTCCCGCGTGGGCGCGAACATGGTCGCGGCCAACGTGGGTTCGGCGCTCACAAACTTCATTCCGATCACGCAGGCATGGAGCCAGGTGTCGACGGCGGACGTGCTGCGCGGCATGTGGGATACGCTGAAAAACTACAAGACGGCGGACGGGCTGGATTCTGCGTCGACGTTTATCAACAACCGAAGCGGCTATGGGCGGCTGGCCATGAGCACGATGGATAAAGTCTCCGCCGGTGCAGGTTGGCTGATGGAATCCGTTGATACGTTTACGACGGGGAGCGTCGTCCGTGCGCGGTATTACCAGAACCTGCGGCGGGGTATGAGCGAGACGAGCGCGATGCAGGAGGCGGATCAGTTTGCTTCCGGCGTGATGGCAGACCGCAGCAAAGGCTCGACGCCGACGCTGTACTCTGCGCGGAATCCGCTGGTGAAGCTGTTCACACAGTTCCAGCTGGAGGTAAACAATGAGCTCAGCTGGATCTTCAAGGATATGGCGCGGGAGGAACGGAAGAAGGGCGTGGCGGCGCTGGCGAAGGCGATGTTCAAATTCCTCATTGGCGCGTGGATCTACAATGAGTTCTACGAAAGCATTGTGGGCCGCCGCCCGGCGCTGGATCCGCTGGATATCATCAACGATACGGTCGGAGATTTCACCGGATACCATATCCCGAACATGGTTCTGGCCGGGATCGGAGCTGCGAAGGGTGAGAAAATCGATTTTACGACGGAGAAACAGACGACAGATAAAGCGATTGCGGGCGTATGGGGGCGCGTTTTGAGTGAGGCCCCGAGCACACAGGCGCTGACGATCCTCGGACTGGATGAGGCAATGGGGATTGAAATAGACAATGGCAGAATCGCAGTTGCCTCTGCGCTTCCGGACATCGGGAAACTTAGAAAAGCAATCTGGGCAAGCAACGAGGACATGGCCCCCACAAAGAAGGCAAAGACGATCACAGATGAGCTTATCAAACCGGGCCTGTATCTGGCGACGCCGTTCGGCGGCGGACAGATCCGCAAGGCGTATCAGGGCGCGACGGCGGCGGCTCGCGGCGGCAGCTACACGGTAGACAACGAGGGCCGCGACATTCTGCAGTATCCCGTGTATAACGACAATCCCGCAGACCGGGCGAAGAGCTGGGCACAGGCGCTGCTGTTCGGCAAGACGGCGACGGAAGAGGCGCAGAGCTGGGTCGAGAGCGGGTTCAAGTCGCTGTCCGCGAAGGAGACCGCAGCGTATCAGGGCATGACCGAGGGAGGCGAGGACCAGCGGGAGACCTATGCGTTCATCCAGGCGGCGCGGAAGCTGGAGAAGAACTATGACAAGATGATGCTGCTGAAGGCCTATGATATCAGCGACGCGGCGAAGGCAGAGTACTATTATCAGGTCCTTGCCGGGGATGCGCAGAAGGCGGAGATGGAACCGAAGAGCACGCAGGAGCGGATCGACTACATGAACGAGAAGATCCAGGACGCGCAGGACGCGAAGCAGAAGCAGGATCTCAAGGACGCCGTCGCCGCCGGGACCGTGACGCAGGAGAAGGCGATCCAGAAGATCCTTGCGAACGACTACGCCGAGGATGAGAACAAGGCGTACTGGCTCTACAAGGAGTGGACCGGCGGGAAGGACTATACGAAGTACGGCAAGATACTGCAAACCATCGAAGATGGCGGGGATCTGAAAGCGGCGGCAAAGGAATACTTCGACCACGGAGCCGATAAGGGCGATATCGGAAGTGAGATCACGAAGGCGTACAAGCCGCAGTACATCGAGGCCTCGCCGGAGGAGCGGAAGAAGCTCAAGGAGAAGCTGCTGGCGGCCTATGTGGCACTGGGGTTCAACCGGGCGGATAAGTTCAAGGATATTGACAAGTGGCTGAAAGAAAAATAACGAGCGGGCCGGGGCGAAAGCCCCGGCTTTGCTGCGCGTGGGGTGAATCCGGCGCGGGGGTCTGCTACACTGGATGAAAAGGAGGGATGCGGTATGGCGACGCCAATTCCGGGGGCTTATCCGAGCCCGAGGATCGACAAAGGGGTGCTGCGATGGTACGAGGGAGACACATTCTCGATCGTGCTGCGGTTCGACCTGAAGGACCAGGACGGCGAGGCCGTCACGATCGGGACGACGGACAGCATGGCGGTCGTGTTTCTGGACGATACGCGGCAGACCGTCCACACGTTCAGCTTTGCGAAGGTGGAGAATGACCAGGTCACGCTGAACTTCGACGCGACGGTCACGGCAAAATTCACGAAGGGAAAGTACACCTACGATATCCGGTACACGCACGGCGACAAGACGACGCTGGCGAGCGGGAATCGGGCATTCGTGGAGTAAGGAGCAGGTATGAGGGTAGAAATTCCGAATCAGATCACGGTGACGATCGGCGGGCTGATCTCCCGCGGGGTAAAGGCCGTGGAGGTTACGGACGCGGGGAAGCTGATTTTCACGCTGACGGACGGCAGCGTGATAGACCTCGGCTCGGTCATGGGCCCGCAGGGGCCAAAGGGCGAGACGGGACCGGCGGGGCCGCAGGGGCAGACCGGACCTGCCGGCGCACAGGGCGAGACCGGCGAGGCGGGCGCGAGCATCACGTCGATCACGAAGAAATCGCAGAGCGGGACGACGGCAACGTACACGATCGCGCTTTCGGACGGGAAGACATTTGACTTCAACGTCGAGACCGTCAAGGGTGAGAAGGGAGACACCGGCGCGAAGGGCGAGACTGGTGCACAGGGCCCGAAGGGAGAAACCGGCTCACAGGGGCCAAAGGGCGAGACCGGCCCGCAGGGCGAACAGGGGCCGAAGGGCGACACCGGCGCGGCAGGCGCGGAAGGCCCCAAGGGAGCGACCGGAGACACCGGCCCGAAGGGGGAACCCGGCGAAAAGGGCGAGAAAGGCGAGAAAGGCGACACGGGCGCGCAAGGCCCAAAAGGAGACCCGGGCGAAACCGGCCCGCAGGGGAAGACCGGCCCGCAGGGCCCGGCAGGCCCAACCGGCCCGAAGGGCGATACGGGAACGGGCTTTACGGTCAAGGGCTATTATGGCTCGGTCTCCGCGCTGCAGGCGTCGGTCAAGAATCCGGAGGTAGGCGACGCCTACGGCGTGGGCGCGGCTGCACCTTATGACATTTACATCTATGACGGCGTGACGAATGCGTGGGTCAACAACGGGCCACTGCAGGGCGCAAAGGGCGACAAGGGAGATCCTGGTGCGAAAGGAGACCCGGGTGCCAAAGGAGATCCAGGTGCGAAGGGCGATCCCGGAGAACAGGGGCCGAAGGGCGAACCGGGCGACACCGGACCGGCGGGCGCCAGAGGAACGGACGGAATAACCCCGAGCATCGGCGAGAACGGAAACTGGTATCTCGGGACGACCGACACGGGAAAGCCATCGCGCGGCGAGAAGGGCGAAAAGGGGGATCCAGGTGCGAAGGGCGATCCCGGAGCAGACGGCGCAAAGGGCGACCCAGGCGAGCCGGGGCCCAAAGGCGACCCCGGCGCGCCGGGCGAGCAGGGGCCCAAGGGCGAAACCGGCTCGACTGGCCCGCAGGGGCCGGCGGGCGCGGACGGTACGCCGGGGCAGGATGGCACAACGTTCACGCCGTCTGTTTCTGCAGCCGGTGTTCTCAGCTGGACGAACGACGGCGGGAAGCAGAACCCGGCCAGCGTCAGCATCAGAGGCCCGGCGGGGACACCCGGGCAGGATGGGGCTGCCGGGCCGGCAGGTGCGGACGGTGCGCCGGGACAGGACGGCACGACCTTTACGCCCCATGTTTCCGCAGCCGGTGTTCTCAGCTGGACGAACGACGGCGGAAAACAGAACCCGGCCAGCGTCAGTATTAAAGGCCCGGCGGGCGCAGCAGGCAAAGACCCGGAGCCGTTTTATGTGACCTGCACGCTGTCGGGGCAGGATGTGTACGACGAGGGTGCTACACATGATAAGTCATTCGCTGAGATCCTTGCCGCCCATCAGGCAGGGCGGCCATGCCGTGCAATTTTGACGCTGGCCGGGAGCACTGGTGATGATACCGTGCTGCTTCCGCTGGCGGAGCTGAACGCGAACGCCACTGACGGGTATGTGAAATTTGCGCTGACAGAAATGACGCAGGGCGATACGCCGGAAGAGCTGATGGTCTGCTATGCGTGGATCCATTCGACGGACGCTGCGGAGGGCTTCTGGGGGAGCAGATATACGCTGTCCGGCGATGAAAAATTCCTGCCGGAGGTGACGGCCTCCGACAACGGAAAGTTCCTGCGGGTGTCCAATGGCGCATGGGCGGCGGCGACGATCACGAACGCGAATGGAGGCAGCTTCTGATGGCGGAATTTTTGACATTTGACACCGACCTCACGGCGGTCGCGAACGCGATCAGAGCCAAGGGAGGCACGTCCGCGCAGCTGGTCTATCCGAACGGCTTCGTGTCGGCGATTCAGGCAATCCAGACCGGCATCACGCCGAAGCTGGTCATCACAACGGCACCAGGGGCTTCGATCACAGCGACGCCTGCAGAAGGTTTCAAGGTGGTAAAGGGAACCGCCGGTACTGACGGAATGTGTACGCTGGAGTTGCCAAAGGCGGGCACATGGAACGTGACGGCAATGGCAAACAGTGTAAGTAACAGCCAGCACATCGTAATTGGAACACAGAGTATGCTTCTGCCGCTATATCACGACAGCTTTGCCGACAATACATGGGAAGAGATCATCGCAGTGTGCAGGACCGGGATCGCCCCGGACAGCTGGGCCGTGGGTGACAGCAAGACCATGAACATCGGCGGGACGGCCTATCAGGTCGATATCATCGGCAAGAATCATGACGAGTATGCGGACGGCTCCGGCACGGCTCCGCTGACGTTCCAGCTGCATGATTGTTACAGCGAAGCAAAGCAGATGTACAGCACCAACCTGAGCGGTCTCGGCTGGAAGAACACCGATATGCGCCTGACCTATCTGCCTGCGATTCTGGCGCTGATGCCGGCGGAGGTGAAGAACGGCATCCACGCGGTAAACAAGAAGACATCTGAGGGGGGCAACAGCACGACGATTGAGATAGTATCGGACACGCTGTTCCTGCTCAGCGAGGTGGAGATTTTCGGGACTGCAAGTTCTTCCGTAGCCGGGGAAGGAAGCCAGTACGACTATTACAAGGCAGGCAACCCGAAGATCAAGAAGAGAGAAGGCGTTGACGAGTTCTGGTGGGAACGGTCGTCAGCCAGCGGCGGTATGTTTTGCAGAGTCAGAGCAAACGGCCAGGCGGGCGCGTCCAATGCCTCAAGCAGCCTCGGCGTAAGCTTTGCGTTCTGCTTCTGAGGAGATCGTATTATTTATAAAACAAACAGAAGGGAGAAAACCAATGACAACAGAAGAGCGCGTGACCGAGGTGGAGCAGCGGGCGAAAAGCAACTCGCACCGCATTGACGAAATGCAGTCCGACCTCAAAAACCTCACAGAACTCACAGCCAGCGTCAAGGTGCTGGCGACCAAGCAGGAGAACGTCGAATCCGACGTCCGGGAGATCAAGACCGACGTTAAGGCCCTGACGGAGAAGCCCGGCAAACGCTGGGACGCCATCGTCGCGGCGGTCGTGACGGCCATTGTCGCGGGCCTCGTCGGCTGGGCGCTGGCCCATGCGGGACTGGGATGATATGAGCACAAAAGGAAAGTGGAGCAAGGGCGAAATGTCGCGCACCATTGTCGTTTACTGCATCAAGGCCCTGACGCTGACGCTGATCTGGGCCGTCGCGCTGGAGACAATCGCCGTGCTGTTTTCGCTCGAAATCGATCTGACCGCCGTGCTCACCTTCGCCGCTGCGGCCTTCGGCGGGGAGCTCCTGCTGCTGGCCTTCAAGCGCGTATTCGCAAAGAAAAATGAACCGGTAGAATAACGAAAGGGGTACACAAAAATGGAAAACATCAAGAAGCGGCTCGGCAATCTGCTGAGCGTCAAATCCATCGTCACGCTCGGCCTGACCATCATCTTCGCCGTCCTCGCCCTGCGCGGCGATATTACCGGGAAGGACTTTCTCACGATCTTCCTGACGGTCATCACGTTCTATTTCGGCACGCAGTCGCAGAAAGCGCAGGATGCCATCGATGCGGCAGGCAAACCGCAGGAGGACGCGCAGAAATGAGCATCATGAAAGCGTCCGAGCTTGTCAGGCGGCATATTGACGTCGCGAAGAATTACCAAACCGTGTATATGTGGGGCTGCTTCGGGATGCCGGTTACAGAAAGCATCATCCGGGAAAAAGCTGCACAGTATCCAAGCTGGTACACAGCCGCCAAGCAGTCTGAGCTGCGCAAGCAGATCGGCAAGAGCTATTTCGGCTTTGACTGCGTGAACCTCACGAAGGGCATTCTGTGGGGCTGGAACGGCAATCAGAACGCGGCATATGGCGGCGCAAAATACGCCGCGAACGGCGTCCCTGACGTCTCCGCCGACGGCATGATTGCCAAGTGCAAGGACGTATCCGCGTCCGGCTGGGACAAGCTCGTCCCAGGCGAAGGCCTGTGGATGCCCGGCCACTGGGGACTGTACATCGGAGACGGCTTGGCCGTTGAGTGTACGCCCATCTGGGATAATGGCGTGCAGATCACCGGCGTCGGCAACATCGGTGTCAAGGGCGGCTACAACAGCCGCGTATGGAAGAAGCACGGGAAGCTCCCGTGGATCGACTACGACACGGAAACCGTCGACAAGGCCGTCGAGGACGCCAAGAAGACCATCAAGGCGAAAGCCGGGCTGGCAGACAGCACGATCAAGTATCTTGCCGATTACAAATACGGCGAAGACCTGCTGAAAAAGCTGGCTGCGGCGATGAAGTAAGCTCCGCCAGGCGGCGGGCCGAAGGGAGTGACGAAAGCATAACTGCGCGGCTGGCTCTGCCGAAGGAGCTTCAGCATCTCACGCGCAGCGACTGGGAGCGCGTCGCTGACGAGGGCTTATTGGATGAGATCGATCAGCAGATCGTGAATCTTTATATCGTGCGCAGGCTCCCGCAGTTGGACGCGGCCGCCGAGATCGGCGTCGACCGCAAAACCATCTCCCGCCGCCTGCCGCACATCTACAATATCGCCCGCCGCCTGGTAGGGAAAACGGACAAAGAGAAAGCGCCATGAGCAACGGCCCATGGCGCTTTTTCTATGCCCGCATGTCCCACAAATGGTACACAAATGGTACACAAATGTCCCCCAGCGGGGACGGGGAAACGCTAGAATGGAAGCAGAAAGGGGCGATACCGCATGGCGTACAACCCGTACACGGGCCGCTGGGAGATGGACGGCGCGCAGCAGATCCAGCTGCAGCCCATGCCGCGGCCGCAGGGCCCGCAGCTGCCGCCGCAGCCGCCGAAGCTCGGCGTGCTGACCGTGGCCAGCGAGGCCAGCATCAACAACCTGCAGATGCAGCCGAACGACAACGCGCTCGCGCTGCACGAGACCGAGAACCTGCTGTACTACATCCGCACGGACAGCATGGCGGCCAAGACCATCGCGCGGTTCCGGATCTTCCCGGAGCCGACAGAAGAGGAAAAGGCGGCGAACCAGCTGCAGGAGCAGCTGAAACAGATCACGGCCGGCCTGCAGAGCATGGCCGGGAAAATCGAAGAACTGGAGGGAAAGCTCAATGCAAAATCCGATTATGGCCCTGATGGGCGGAAACGGCGGGGGAAACAAGCTGCTGAACGGTCTGCTGCAGACAGCGAAGACGACGCTGCAGGGGCAGAGCCCGCAGATGGTGCTTAGCTTCCTGGCCTCGCAGCCAGGCTTTGAGGCGTGGTTCGAGGCAAACAAAAACAAGACGGTCGGCGAGCTCGTCGGCCAGATCGGCAAGTGATACCGCGCGAAAGCGCCTATCAAATTTCATTCCACCCAGAAAGGAGGGAAAACCATGGATAAGGATTATGGCTTCGGCGGATGGGGCATTGTCATCCTGATCGCGCTGTTCTTCCTGCTCTTCGCGGGCAGAGGCTTCGGCGGCAGCGGCGAGAGCTCCCCGGCGACCCAGGCCGACGTGCAGCGCGCGACGGACTTTGCAGCCCTCGAGCGCCAGAACAACGAGGGTGTCGCGGCAACGCGCCAGAGCGCATACGACGTCACCAGCGCCGTCAAGGACAACGCCTACAACATCCTCGGCGAGCTGCGCGACCTGCAGTCTGTCACGGAGGCGGGCTTTGCCGGCCAGCAGAAGTGCTGCTGCGAGATCCTGCGCGCGATCGACGGCGTCAACTACAACTCCAGCATCAACGCGTGCGAGATCAAGACGGCCATCCACGCCGAGGGCGAGGCGACCCGGACGCTCCTGCAGCAGCAGGAGAACCAGCGTCTGCGCGACGAGCTCGCGCAGAGCAGAGCCGCGAACAACGACTACATGCAGTCGCAGTACATCCTCGGCCAGCTGGGCCGGTACTACCAGAACCCGCCCTGCAATCCGTGCGGCTGCGGCGGCTGACGCGGACCCATCCTGATATAGCTATCCGGGGCATAATGCCCCTTCACATAAGCCCAAACGGAAGGAGTAATGAAAATGGCTTGTAATAACGGCAATGGAAATCGGGCGTATCAAAAATCCTGCGTCCGATATTTTAATAACGCGCCCCAGCTGCTCGCGGCTGACAGCGCAAACGTGCTGACGCTGGCCGGGGCAAAGGTCGTCAACTCCGGATCGTCCATCCAGGTCGAGCCGCAGAGCTATGATACGGTCAAGATCGGCCTGTACCATCTGGCCGCGGACGCGGTCATCGCGGCGACGGCCGCGGGCGTCCTGACCCTGCAGTGGTACATGGACGGCGTCGCACTGCCCTGCACACTCAAACGGATCACACTGCCGGCCTCTGGCAATGCGGAAATCCACACGGAGACGGACTTGGAACTCTCCGGGTGCTGCTGCTGCGTCAACCACACATTCACGCTCGTGGCGACAACCGACAGCACGGCGGCAGGCTCCGTGATCGAGCTCTGCACGGGCCTGCTGAAACTCGCGTGAGGTGCTGACATGGATGAGATTGCAGCGTACAAGAGCAAGCTGCACGAAGCGCTCAAAAAGGAGATGGCCGCGCCCATCTCCTGCAGAAGCGTCAGTAACTGCACAATGCTGATGGACGCGATCTGCGCAGCTGACAAGCTGAGCGATAAGCCGAGCACTTACGCACAACACTTCGAGCGCGAAGAGGCCATGCAGTGGGCGAACAGGATGCGGAACGCAGACGGATCGACCGGCCCGCATTGGACGATGGAGCAGACAACGGCCATTGCGGACAGCATGGGCATCCCAGAGCATGAAATCCCGCACTGGGCGTGGGGCGTGACCATGAACATGATGTACTCGGATTACTACCCCGTCGCGGTAGAATTCGGCCTCAACCGCCCGGAATTCTACGCAGCCCTCGCCAAAGCGTTTTTGCTCGACAAAGACGGCCCGGGGCCGGAGCGCAAGCTGATGGAGTATTACGAGCATATCGCAAAATAAAGAAATCCCTCCTGCGACCAGGAGGGATTTTCACTTGCTATAAAATCTACATTTAAATGGGATTCATTCATACGGCCCACGTAATTGTAGACCTGAAAAGGGAGGTCGGCAAATCAATCAGTGAGGGGGTAAAGGGTTAGGCACATATCGCTGCCTGCTTTGGAATAGGATTTTGAGCGCTTATGGTAAAGGACTTTCTGCAGGACAGTTTTGAGCAGATCGTTTTTATCCTGCGGAGTCGCTGCAAGGGGGTACGCTTCGAGCACATGGCGAACAGCGGGGGCGAGACGGGCGCGTGCTTGCTTGGCACGCGTGATTTCGTCCTGCGCGCGCTGGTTCTCTTCGACGCGAGAAACAATCACCTGTTTATCTGCGGCCAGCGCCTGAGATCGCTGAAGAAAGACTTCTGGGGTGTAGACGCCAGTCTCGACGAGCTCGTATGCGCGGGCTTCCTGCGCCTCCAGCTTAGCAAGCTGCTTCTGGTCAGCGTTGATGGAAGCGGAGAGCGCGTCTAGCAGTGAATGGTCGTCGTTGGTGTCAGCCTCGCCGACCTCAAGCTCACGCAGCCAATCACGCAGAGCGTCAAGCAAAGCCTCTTCAACCTCACTATACCATGAACTGACAGTGGGGCAGCCCTGCGTTGGGCACATGAATGACGGACACCGATCGCCAGAAGACGCTCTGCGAACCATGACGCGCCCGCACTGGTCGCAGCGAACAAGCCCGGCAAGGCTGGTAACGGTCTTCCATGCGCCCTTGCCGCGCGGAGCAACAACTGAATAACTCAGCGAAACAGCCTTATCGTACTGCGCCTGTGAGATCAGCGCATCGTGCAAGCCTTTATAGAGCTTCAAATCCTCCTGCCGGGTGCGCGGGCGGCTGACGACAACAGAGCCGTCAACGATACGCTTTGTCTCCGGCCTGCCGCCGGATTTGATCCATCCGGCATTTGCCGGGTTACGAAGCAATTCCAGAATAGCGGAGGTTGTCCATGAGTTGCCGGAATTCGTCTTGACGCCGAGAGTATTCAGCCGCGAAGCAATGGCGTAAGAACCGATGCGCGCGCAGCCCTCGCCGGTATACCAATCATAAATCTGCCGGAGGATCGGGGCCTGTTCCGGGTGCGGGATGAGTTTATAGCCCTTGTCGTTCGGCAGCTTCTCGCGCAGCCAGCCGAAGGGTGTCTTGCCGGAGATCCATTTGCCCTCGCGCAAGGACGCCTCCTTGCCGCGGGACAGGCGGCGCTTGATGGTGTTGTACTCGCGCCGGGACATGAACAAACCGAACTCGAAGTATTCCTCGTCCATTTCGTTGTTTGGGTCATAGACTTTGTTTGGGGTAACAATCTTTGTATTGGAATACTTGAAGGTCTGGGCAATAATGCCCTGGTCGATGGTGTCGCCGCGCGCCAGACGCTCGACCTCCATAACGAGGACACCCGCATAGCTGCCGGTCTCGACGAGCTGCAGGACCTTCTGCACCTCCGGCCGGACGGCAATGGAGTCGCCGGTCACGACTTCCTCGCAGATCTCCACGACGTTCAGCCCGCGGCTTTCGGACAGCGACAAAAGCGCGGCCCGGTGCCGCTTGAGCGTGTCGGTCTGCCCAAGTGCTTCGGCCTCCATATCCTTGCGGGATTTGCGCAGGTAAATGATGTACTGCGCGAGCGGGTCGGAGATTTTCCAGGTAGATGTAAATTTCATAGGCAGATTCTCACCACAAGGGCAAAAGGTTATACGGATACCGCTTCGGCGCCGGCCGGGGCGGTTTTATTTATGTGCGGATCCAGCCGATTGATGGGATGAGCACGTCGGCCACAAGCGCAAGGGCACACAGCAAAAGAATACCCAAGAGGATGAGCGTCACAAGCCGGTGCATACGCAGGGACTTCTGCTGCTGGGCAAGCTGCGCACGAAGGGCCGCGTTCTCGGCGCGGAGTTTTTCAGCATCGGAAGGCTCGGCAGGCTCGGCAGGCTCATCATGCGGGATGCCGAAATACTCATCCATAGAAACGCCCATCTCCCGGCAGATCGGGCCGACCGTGTAAACAGACGGATTTTTGATGTCGCCGCGAAAGAACTGGGATACGGTGCCGACGGAAAGGTCGGTATTTTCGGCGACGTCCTGATTTGTTTTGTGCGGAGTGATCGTCTGCTTCTGCTCACGGCACAAATCAGATAATTTTTCCTTCAAAACATGTCATTCCCCCTAAAAAAGCAAGACGTCTGACTGTAAAAAGCAGCTGTCATATCTTTACAAGTCTACCATGGGCAGGCTACCATATAGTTACAGACGGCTCCCGGTCGCCTGCGCAAGCAAAAGCCCGCGCCGTTGTTCGGCCAGCGGCGCGGGCGACGCCTACCTATATCTTACAACTTTTGGGAGGCGCGAACAAGACGTAAAGATTAACAAAAAAAGAACGCGGTTTTTGTGGAGAAATGGAGACGGAGATGGAAAAGAAACGGGAACAGATCGAAAAGCTGATTGAGCGGGCCACACTGGATCAGCTGAAAATCATCCTGCGATTCCTGCGGAACATCATAAAGTAAGCGCCGGAACGGGAAACCGTTCCGGCGGGGAAGTTAAGGATCGCATTTTGAGCAGGCGGTATAGCCAGCGGCTTCGGCTTTTGCGATTGTGGTACGCTCTACAGAATGCCCACGAATTGCGCTGCAGCTTCGCAGGTGGTATTTGCTGCCAGCAGGAGTTACCCATACGACATGTGAACTTTGACTAGTGGGGGCATCAGAAAAATTGTCCCCGTATTCGAGAGCGGAATCGTCCCAACCGACGGAGTAACCATCATCGTATCCGTCGTCATAGCCATCTTGGTAGCTATCTTCACGGGCATTTTCGAGTTGGCTTTCATATTCTTGCTTCAGTTCTTCAACCTCTTGCTTGGTATAGGTGTTTGTCTGGCAGCTGACAAGCAAAAAGATAAATGCAAGGATGTATGCAATCATTAACCCGTTGTCAAATGCGTTCCCGGACTTGAGGCGCTTGAACATAAATACCACCCTTATTTAATCTTGCGGAGGAAGACGGAATACGCGTCCATTTTTAGCGTCGTCATAGCCGCGCGTATATGCGTCGCGCTCCTTTTGCTCCCACTTGTTCATGTGGCGGGAAAACTCAGCAAAATGTACGAAGTAAGCGGCGAGACTCACGGCAGCGCCGAGAACCAAGAAGATAAACGAAATCCACATTAACACATGGTCCAAAATCCACATAAACGTTGTTTCCGGCTGGCCTTCTGGGAATTTTCTTGTGTGGATTTCGAGCAAGACCTTGCCGATGAACCAAGAAATGAAACCATAGCCGCAGTATGTGACGATTTTGGGAATATCCATAAATACCACCCCCTACCAGAATACAAAAATAAACGGAGACGGTCAAGCGTCTCCGTTTAATTTTTTTACGAAATTTTCAATTTCGCTCCATTTTTCCGGCGGGAGCGCCATCAGGAGGGAGATGAAGCGTTTCCGGAAGGAGTCATCCGCGTCGGACATGATGTTCGAGACCAGCAGGGCAAGCTCTTCGTTTGCACTGCGCTGGACATACATTTCCCCGACGCCATCCTCCAGCCATGCGAGGGAGACGTTTAACTTTGTGCATATGGCGTCGATCAGGCTATCGGTAGGTGTGACCGTCCCATTGCATATCTTGGACACATTAGACTGACCAAAGTGGAACATCTCGGCAAACTTCGCCTGCGTCAAGCCTTGATCTTTGATCAGAAACGCGATCCGTTCGTTGATTGTGTTCATGGATTCACCTTCTTTCTGGCACTACGTTACCACGGCGGAGAATAAATGTCAATAAAAAATATTCTTAAAGAATAAAATAATGCTTGACAATAGTCTTAAAGACTGCTATCGTATGAGTAAAGAATAAACCAAGCGAGGTGAGATCAATGTCAGAGGAACAGAAGCAGCAGGCCGAGAAGATCTCGGCGGAAATAAACAAGCTTACGCCGGAAATGCGTGAGAAGGCGCTGATCTTTATGCAGGGCATGGCAGCCATGGTGCAGCCGAAGAGCGAGAAGAAGGAGGCCGTCTGATGGTACTCGACGACGATCTGCTGCAGAAACTCGAAGAGCAGCTGGAACTGCTGGCCGAGCGCAGCCGGAAGCAGGAAACCACAAACGAGGATCTCGCAAAGCTGACGGAGCAGATGGTCTGCATTGTGAGTTTGCTGGAATCGGAACCTTGATTCTGCGTAATATTTCCAATTCAGGAAAAGCTAAAGCCGGAAGGAGGCTGAACCATGCGAAAACCGTATGACCCGATCGCGGACGAAGAGCCGCACATCGTGGCCGAGTATCATTTTCCAAACTGCACGGCGTATATCGCCGACAACTATCTGCGCCGCCTGACGCCGGAGCAGAAGGAGGCCAACCGGCAGGCCGCCCGCCGCGTGGCGTGGCAGATCCTCGAGCGGGCCGCAGCCGAAGGGCGTCTGCCCACGGCCAGCAATTAAACGCGCCGCAAGGCGCGTACATAGGAGACGGATAGAATGGAAAACGGAAAAGCCTACACCCTGACGCTGGATGCGCAGGAGCTGCATGATCTGATCGAGGCGGCGCTGGTGTGTGAGTGCCAGACTGCGCAGATCATAAACGGGCTGAAGCGCAAGGGGCTTGACCTGGACGCGCAGAAGCTCGTTACACAAAACGCCCGTCTGGCGCGGCTCGTCAGGCGGATGCAGGAGGCGAAGGAGGATAAGCGGAATGCGTAAGCTGATGCTCACGGCCGCGCAATGGACTGAACTGAAATTTGCGGTGGAGATGGCGTCGATCAGAGCAAGCCTTGCGGCGGCTGAAAGAGAAAACGCCGCCGCAAAGGAAACCGGAGAACGCAAGAAAGTGGCCGCGCGGATCGCGGAAAGCTACAGAAAAGAGGCCGAAATGTGCGAACGCGTTGAGGCGCTGGTAAATTCGGCGGAGTTTGTGCCGGATACGAAGGAGGGTAAGCATGCGTGAACAGAAACTGCATGTCGAGATCGGCATGGACGGCAAAAAAACGGTATCTGCGCTATCCGGCAGCGCACTGGAACTGAGCGCTGCTGCAGCGCGAATCCTGAACATATTTTATGCCGCGTTCTGCCAGCGGGGAATAGGCGAGGAATTCAAGGAAACCATGCGCTACTGCGTGAACCGGGAGGACAGCCCGGTATGGAGGAAGGAGTTAGCAGAATGAGAACGAATCTTGCAGAGCGGCGGATCGGGTATGAGCCGCCGGAAATTCCTGAAGGGGAAAGCCTGGAGGAGCGCCGGGAGAGAATCCGGGCGATCTACCAGTGGCGCAAGGCCATGCGGAGGCTGGCGCGGCTGGGGTGCATCTGGCTATCGGGCGTGGGCTTTGCACTGTGCATCATCGCGGGCTGCGCCCACGCGGCGGAGATCGCCGCCGTCCTCGGCGGCGTGTCGCTGACGACGTTTTTGACGGGGATCTGGCTGTGACGGAGCAAAAGATCCCGGTCAGCTTCCGCCCTGACCAGCTGGCGGACGTGATCGAGGCGGTCAACGCCTACGCGGACGATCTCAAGAATGATCGGGCGCTCCTGTGCGAAATGCCGCGCGTAGACCACGAAACAACGGACGCGCTGCTGGCGCAGGAGACGCGGCTGCAAAAGCTGGCGTACTGGCTCCAGTGCGTGCAGGACGAAGCGCTATGACGGCGCAGATCTACGCGCCGCGCATGCGGCAGATCCCGTCGCCGTGCGGGAAGGACTGCCAGGGCCGGGAGCCGGGATGCAGCGCACGCTGCTGCAGCTGGGCGCTCTATGAGAGCATCCGGAACCACATCTACGACATCAACCACCGGGACAAGATCAGTCTGGAGCCGGACAGAGCCGCCATCCGGCAGATCGAGCGGGCGGCAAACAAAGACAGGAGGGGCAAAAGCTATGCGGCAAAATAGCATAAACTACCCCGGCGAGCGGCCCGCGAAGCGCGCGGATATCGTCGAGCAGCCGGGCTATGCCGGGAAGCACTATTTCGTGGTGGATTACGCGGGCCGCCAGCTGACCGTCCACGCGGCGGATGAAACGGCGGCCCTGTTCTGGGCGGCAAAACGCTGGGGCTACAGCTTCAAGCGGCCGGAATACCATCAGTCGGCAAGCGTGGCCAAGCTCGGCTATCAGCCGTACATCTGGCCGGGGGTGATGGGGTGAGGTTTGTGTGTGATGCCTGCCAGGATATCACGAACATCGAGGCAGACCGGATGGAGATCCAGGGCGAGAAGCTGATGGTGTACAGCCATGGGCGGCTGGTGTATGTGGCGGATCTGGGGCAGATCATGCTGGCCAAGCTTACGCCGACGGGGAAGGAAACAAAATGCTGACGCATCTGAGCCTGTTTTCCGGGATCGGCGGGCTTGATCTGGCTGCCGAGTGGGCAGGCTTTACAACCGTCGGGCAATGCGAGTTTGCCGATTACCCGACGAAGGTGCTGGAAAAGCACTGGCCGGACGTGCCGCGCTGGCGTGATGTCCGGACGCTGACAAAGGAGAGTTTTTATGAGCGGACAGGCCTACGAACAGTTGACGTTCTTTCCGGCGGATTCCCATGCCAGCCCTTCTCCGTGGCTGGAAAGCAAAAGGGCAAAGGGGATGATCGATACCTCTGGCCGGAGATGCTCCGAGTTATCACCGAGCTGCGCCCGCGTTGCGTTGTCGGTGAGAACGTTCCTGGAATCATCAAGATTGCCGCCGGGCAGGTGGTCAAGGATCTGGAGCGTGCTGGCTATCACGTCGTCGTGTTTAATTTTGAGGCTGCGGCTGTCGGAGCTTGGCACAGGAGATCGAGAGTGTTTTTCGTTGCGACCGACGCCGAACACGATGGATGCGCTTCCGCCGAAATCGCCGGAAGCGCTGAAGAAGGAAATGACGGTATCGCGCCCAGGACGGAAGCAACCGTGCAACCTGCGGGACTGGGTAGCTGTACAGGAGGGGAAGAGCCTGTGGCCGACGCCGACGGCTCGGGACTGCAAGGGCGCAAACAGTCTGAAACACCTGACGCAACCGAAGACGCCGGGGAACAACCATCACGTGCGCCAGCTGGCGAATGCAGTGAAGCTGTTTACGACGCCATGTGCAGCGGATGCGCAGGGGACGCACGGTGGGGACAATCACAGGAGCTTGCGGACGGACGTTGCTGGGCAGCTGAACCCGACGTGGGTAGAGTGGCTCATGGGGTTCCCGCAAGGGTGGACAGACTTAAATGCCTCGGAAACGCTGTAGTGCCGCAGCAGGCATACCCGCTTTTTAAGGCATTGATGGAGGAGCTGGACTGATGGACTTAGAACAAACCGCGATTGAGCGGCTGAAAATGGCCTCGGATATGAGCCTGCGCCTGTACAAGCAGCCGCTTGTGATTACATACTCGGGCGGCAAGGACTCGGACGTGCTTTTGCATCTGGCTGGGAAATCTGGTATCCCGTATGAGGTGTTGCATTCGCTGACCACGGCGGACGCGCCGGAGACCGTCTGGCACGTCCGAGATACCTTCCGACGCTTGGAGCTGGCAGGCGTAAAATGCACCATCGATACGCACCGGACGCCGGACGGCGGAAACGTAACGATGTGGAATCTGATCCCGAGAAAGCTCATGCCGCCAACACGCCTGGTGCGCTACTGCTGCGCGGCGCTCAAAGAGACCAGCGGGCGTGGGCGGTGGATCGCGACCGGCGTTCGCTGGGCCGAATCGCAAAAGCGCAAGTCCAGAGGCGTCATGGAGGCCCTGCACAGAGACAAATCCAAGCGGCTGACTCTGATGAACGACAATGACGAAAGCAGAATGCTGATGGAAAACTGCCAGCTCAAGGGGACCCGGACAGTCAACCCGATCATTGACTGGCAGGATGCTGACATCTGGGATTACTGCACGGCAGAAAAGATCTCGATGAATCCGCTTTACGCCTGCGGCGAAGATCGCGTGGGCTGCATCAATTGCCCGATGGCGGGCAAGCACCGGAAGGTGCAGCTCGCGCGCTACCCCGGATACCGGGATGCCTACATCCGGGCTTATGGCCGGATGATCGAGGAGCGCCGCAGCCGCGGCCTGCCGTGCGATTGGCAGACCGGCGAAGACGTCCTGCACTGGAGTCTGGAGGACGGCGTGCTGCCGGGACAAATGGTTCTTGAAGGAATGGAGGAGGACGCGCTATGATTGCTCGCGTCTTTCCTAGAATAACGAACGCTTCCCCGACGGATGCGCTCGCATTCTTTGGCTAGCCGACAATCGAGAATATCGCCGACTGCATCAAGGCGGGCGTGACAGAGGTACATATCTCCGTAACGTTTACGTGGGATATCGAAAAGGCCGAAGATCTGTATTACGCATGGCAGGTCCTCGGAGTTCCGGTGGAGGTCGGCGGTCCTGCATTTGATGATCGAATGGGAGACTTTACACCGGGACTGTATCTGAGAGACGGCTTAATTTTCACGTCGCGTGGCTGCACAAAGGACTGCTGGTTCTGCTCTGTACCGCGCTGCGCACACGGCGAGATCAAGGAACTCCCGATTTGCGACGGATGGAACGTCTTGGACGATAACATCCTCGCAACCAGCGAGAAGCATTTCCGCGCGGTATGTGAAATGCTCAAACGCCAGAAGCAAAGAGCGGTGTTTTCCGGCGGCTTAGAACCGGCGCTATTGCAGCAATGGCAAGCGGAACTTCTGCATGAGATAAAACCGGCAAGGCTATACACGGCATATGACACTCGTGACGATCTGGAACCGCTGGTAGAGATGGGCAAGAAACTGCGGTCGGCAGGATTTCGCCCCGCGAGCCACACCATGTGCTGCTATGTGCTGTGCGGCTACGACGGAGATAGCTTTGAGGATGCAGAAACGCGCTTGATGCAGACCATGCAGGCAGGATTTGTGCCGTATGCCATGCTGTTTCGCGGAGAGGACGGAAAGTACGATTCTGAATGGCGGAGATTCCAGCGCGAATGGTGCCGCCCGATTATCACGGGAAAGAAATTTAATGAGTATTGGAGAGGAAAACTATGACAGACAAGGAAATCGTGCGGGCGCTGCGGTGCATATCTACGGTATGCAGTGCAACGGACAGAGATTGCCTGAAGTGCGGATATTTCCGGAAGTGGTTCGGGTGTGATGCCGACAGGCTCAGCACGGATGCAGCTGACCTCATCGAGCGCCTGACCGCTGTATTACGAGGAGCGCCGGAAGCGCCGGAGGAAGGAGAAAAGGCATGATAGCTGTTTTGATCAGCATCCGCCCGAAGTGGTGCGAGAAGATTATCAACGGGCAGAAAACGATTGAGGTGCGCAAGACTCGCCCGAAGATGGATACGCCGTTTAAGTGCTACATCTACTGCACGCAGAGCGCTGATATGCTTTGGATTTTGAAGGAAAGGGAACGGCCTCTCCATCCTGATAAAATAGCGGATGTTTTCAAGGCTGCTAAATGCGGCGGAGCATATCGTGGGAATGGCAAAGTCATCGGGGAATTTCTGTGCGATCAGATCATCAACATTAACGGCGCGGGAAGGATCCCGTCGGATGCTGCGCGGCCAACCTGCCTAGAGCCTGCGGAGCTGCACCAGTATCTCGGAGCTGCCACAGGCTTCGGCTGGCACATATCCAACCTCAAGATTTACGATACGCCGCGCGATCTGTGGGAGTTTACCGGCCTGCGGGAGACAAAATTCGGGTGGGCACCAGGACCGATTACCCGCCCGCCGCAGAGCTGGCGGTATGTGGAGAAAGAACTATGGAACGACTGACAATCCCTGATGTGCGGGTAGATGAGCACACGACGCGCAGGAGCGTCATTGACGTACTCGCGGTGCAAGAGCACGCGATGGAGATCTACCACCAATTAAAAATCTACGAGGACATTGCCGAGCTGTGCGGCGGGGTTGACCGCCTCCGCGAGCTTGCCGAGGCCGACAAGGACGGGCGCGTGGTCGTGTTGCCGTGCAAGGTGGGCGAAAAACTATGGGTAATCGGGCGAGACAATGTGCCACGAGAAATGGAGCTTGAAGCGCCGGACATCAGAACGGTGTGCACGGACGAAGACAACTTATGTATGTCAACTTGTAATCGTAAGCCGGATGGGTATTGTACGTACCGTTTGCGTAACGATGGCACGAGCATAGGAAAAACCATATTTTTGAGCCGCGAAGAAGCTGAAAAGGCGCTGGCGGAAATGGAGGGCAAGAAGGATGGCAAAACGTAAAAACATGATGGATATGATGGACATGACGCCGGTCTGTGAGCGGTGTGGGAAGGTCGCGCCGGTGGACGAAAAGCTGTCGACGCCGAACTGGACAGTTTACCGGACAAAAGAGCCGTGCGAATGCGGCGGGAAATACACGGCGCGTGCGTTTTTAGATGACCGCGTGCTTTCCTCGTGCGATAAGGAGGCAAACCATTCAAATGATCGCTGAGTATCTTGATAGGAGCAGTTTAGTTGCGCGGATGAAGTATTACGAGGAGCACACAACGGAAGAATCTGGTGAGCATTATGCGTATTCAGTTGCACTAAGAGAGATAAGAAACGCGCCCGCCGCCGACGTTGCGGAGGTGCGACATGGGCGGTGGATTCACCATGAAGACGGTGTATTCACTTGTAGTGAATGCGGCAACGCAGAATCTAACGACAGCTATTATTGCAGACTATGCGGCGCGAAGATGGACGGAGCTGCCGAATGAGCGGGCTGCGGTTTGAGAGCATGGCGGACATGCCGCCGAGGATGCGGGAGCTTTATGCACGGCAGCAGATGCCGGGGGCTGCCGCGGCACCGAAGAAGGCCTCAAAGTATCACAGCGCGCCCGCCGAGCGCGGAAAGCTGCGCTTCGACAGCCAGAAGGAGGCGCGGCGGTATGACGAGCTGATGGTGATGCTCCGGGCTGGCATTATCTCCGATCTGCGCCTGCAACCGCAGTTCACCTTGCAGGAGAGCTACATCACCGAGACTGGCGAGCGCATCCGCGCGGTGCGGTACACGGCGGACTTTTCGTACAAATTCGGCGGCAAGCTCGTCGTCGAGGATGTGAAGTCCACGCCGACGCGGACAAAGGAGTATCTACGCAACCGGAAATTCATGCGGTCAAAATTCGGAATCGATATACAGGAGATTTAAAAATGCCGGAAGAAAAAACGAATGCCGGACGGGAATGCCGTGCGGCCTGCCGAAAAGCGGGAACGCATGCATGAACCGCACGACGGCCTGCTGCCTGAAATGCGGCTGGAATCCGGATGAGCAGGTGCGGCGCAGGGCGCTGCCGCTCGTCAAGGGCGCGGACGGACTCTATCACAAGGACGTCCGAGCGGAAACATAGGCAATCAGCCGGGGTACATATTTTATCGGACTTATGCCGCAGCCGCTCCGCCATGAGACGGCTGCGGAAGGAAACCCCGGCTTTGCACCCGGCGCACGGAAAATCCCTCAAGCACGTGCGCCGGGAAAGCGCGTGAGACGTGCGCAAAAACGTCATCCCACACGGGGTATCGCATAGGCCCCGTGCATCGCTTGCCTCCTTTTTATAAGCCGCCTGATGGCAGTCAAGGGCGGCTCGCCCGGAAATGCGCAGCGTTTGACAAGCGAGCGTGGCGCGCCGGTGCGCAGACGGTGAAAGCCCGTCCTGCCTACGGGGGCCGGAATACCGGCCCCCAGACGAAAGGATGAATGCCATGAAACAGGAATTAGTCAAGCTGATCTGCCCGCAGTGCGGGAAGGAATTTTGCAGGAGCCAAAGCTACCTGCGGCAATACGGTAAATATACGCCGTGCTGCTCGAAAGCCTGTATGGGCGCAAATATAAAAGCAACCAGGGCAGCAGGGCGCATGCAGCAGGGCGAGCGCATGCGCGCCGAAAACGGCGAGCTCCGCCTGCCGCACAGCCGGGTAAACATCCGCATCACAAAGCCAGTAGAGATCTATCCGGAGCTGAGCCCGGCCGTCGGGCAGATCTACCCGGCGGAAAGATACAGCCCGCCAACAAGCACGAAGCGGTACGGCTACGTGATCAAGTCCGGCGGCAAACGCATCAATATCCGCGCCGATGAGTGCGTGGAAGTGTGAAAGGAGATCAAAATGGCAGAAATCATGGGAACTTTTGCGCGCGACCTAGACAATTTTGTCGCGTACTACGAAAAGCTGAATTGGGATACCAGCTTCCGGGGCGAGGCATACCCGCCGCGCATCATCATGGAGCAGTCCACGCCGCCGCTCTTTGAAGTGGGGGCGGACGGCGCAAAGACGCTGGTGCCTAATCCGACGATTCAGATTATTGGCCGCCCGGAGACTGAAGTTATTACGACCGGCAAGCTGCAGATCAGCAAGAAGGGTTTTACAAATCTGTGCAACCGCGCATCCGCGCTGCTGGAGCTGTTTCTGCACGGATTTATGCAGGAGCGAAAGGAAATGGAGGCGGCGCAGAATGACTGAAACAGCGAAAATCTATCGAGCCGCAATCGAGGTATTCGGCGGCGATCTGCAGGTCGCGGTCGCCATTGAGGAGATGGCAGAGCTGACAAAGGAGCTGTGCAAGGCGCAGCGAAAGCTATTTGCGGCCGAAATGTTCATCGGCGATGGGGAAATCGACAACCATGACGAGATCGCAGAGGAGATCGCGGATGTGCAGATCGCGCTGGAAGAGCTGACGCTGCTGTTCGGCGTCCCGGTGGAAGTGCAGATAGCCAGAAGGCAAAAGCTTGCTCGTCTGGAAATGCGGATCGAGAAGGCAAGAGAGGAACGCGGGGATAATCGTGAGCATACCGCACATTGGGAAGACCCGGGCCAGAAGGGGGATCTGTGGTATGCAAAGCTGAATGGGCCGGGGCCAGACCCCAAAGGAGCGCGAGGCGCGTGGGGGCACTGCCCGAAATGCGGGGCATCAGATTGCGAATGGGACGCTGAGACAGACGTATGCACATGCAAGGCATGCGGATACACGAACTGACCGTTGAAACTGTGGCCGGAATTTCCGGCCACGCTTTGAGCGGGCAGATGACCCTGTAGGGGCGGACGGCTCTGTCCGCCCAGGAGAAAGAGGTGTGGATGATGGCAAAGAGACACAAGCGCCGCCTGTTTACAGGGGCGGTATGTACGCAGATTGTTTATACCGTGTCCGACGGTGCGGACAAAAAGACCAGCAAACCGCGCAAGCCGCGCTTCCAGACGCGGGAAGAGCAGGACGAATTCAACCGGAAGATCTCCGAGGCAAAGCTGGAAGCGCTCGTCAATGCCAACTTCGGCCAGACCAGCCTGTATTCCACGCTGACGCTCGACGCCGAGAACGAGGTACATACTGCCGCCGAGATGAAACTCATCCGGGACAGATTCTACCGCCGCCTACTATATAAATACCCAAACGCCAGGATCGTGATCGTCTACGGACAGGGCAAGTCGACGAGCCGGTTCCATCTGCACATGATCTCGGACGGCATTCCAGAGGATGAGATCGGCAGGATCTGGGGCCTCGGCAGCGTGATCGAGGTTCGGCATTTGCGGGAACACAACTATTACATGGACGAAAATGGAAACAAAGTCGACCACGGCCGGGATTATAAGGCGCTGGCCGACTACCTGCACGGCCACTGGAAAAAGGAATTCGGCGGGCACAGGTATAAGGCCAGCCGCAGCTGCGTCCGGCCGGAGCCGGAGCCAGCAACCGAAGCCGTGCGCGAGTACAGCCCCAAGCATCCGCCCGTCGCCCCGCGCGGCTATATCCTCGTCGAGGCCCGGGCGACAAAGTACGGGTATCAATATTATAAGTATGTAGTCGATCCAAGATCAGAGCACAAGCGGAACGGGAGCCGCTTAAATTAAGCCTTGTATATGCGTAAGGTTTTAAAACGAAAGGGTGATATTCACGAGCGACTACTGGCACAGGGAGTATATCTGCCCATTCTGGCAGGCGGCCGGGAAAAAGACGATCCGCTGCGAGGGAGAATGCGTGCTCGCATTTCCTGAGCGGCGGGAGACGTCAGACTACATCACGCGATACTGCGCCAGCTTTGACTACGTGCGGTGCAGCATCGCGGCGGCGAAGCTCCGATACTACGAAAGAACAGAATGAGAGCCGAAGCGCATGCGGAACGCCGTATGCGCTCATTCTGCGTGCGTGGGGTGAAAAGATTTTCCGGATACGCTATGCTGGAAAACAGAAGGGAGGCGTGAGCCATGGCGAGGAAACCGAAGTATGAATCCGTGGAGCAGATCGAAAGGCTGATCGAGGCGTATTTTGAGAGCTGCAAGGGAGAGATCCTGCGGGATAAGGACGGGGACATCGTTTTCAACCAGAAAGACGGGACACCGGTCTGGGTGAACCGGAAGCCGCCGACGATCCCGGGGCTTGCGCTGGCGCTGGGATTTTCCAGCAGGCAAAGTCTGTACAACTACAAGGCCAGGAAAGAATTTATGGACACGATTTCGCGCGCGCAGACGCGCGTGGAACAATATACGGCCGAAAGACTGTTCGACCGGGATTCTCAGCGTGGGGCACAGTTCGCGCTGGAGTATGGGTTCCGCTACAGACGGGATGCGGAGGGCGAGAAAAAGGATGAAAGCCAGAGGATCACGATGGAGGCGGAGGCGGAGGCTTACGCGGGATGAAAAAGCGCTGCTTCGGGGAACCGAACGAAAAGCAAAAGCTGTTTCTGCTGGATCATCACCGGCATGTGGCCTATGGCGGTGCGCGCGGCGGAGGGAAAAGCTGGGCTGTGCGGACGAAGGCAAAGCTGCTGGCACTGCACTTCGCAGGGATCAAGGTTCTGATCGTCAGGCGCGCGATGCCTGAGCTCCGGAACAACCACATCGAGCCGCTGAAAAAAGAGCTGGCGGGGATCGCGAAGTACAACACCACCGACAAGACCTTCCGGTTCCCAAACGGATCGACGATCACGTTCGGTTACTGCGACAACGCGGGAGATCTGGGGCAATACCAGGGCGCGGAATACGACGTGCTGTTCATTGACGAGGCCGGGCAGCTGCAAAAGGAGTGGATCGACCAGATCAACGCCTGCGTGCGCGGCACGAACCCGTTTCCAAAGCGGACGTACTACACGCTGAACCCGGGCGGCCCGGCACATGCGTATTTCAAGCGCCTGTTCATTGACCGCAGATTTGAGGACAAAGAGAAGCCGGAAAACTACAGCTTCATTCAGGCGCTGGTGCAGGACAACAAAGTCCTGATGCAGATCCAGCCGGAGTATATCGAGCAGCTCGAAACACTGCCGCCGAAGCTGCGCGAGGCATGGCTGTATGGCAGGTGGGACGTCTACGAAGGGCAATTCTTTGAGGACTTCCGGGACGATCCGGAACACTACAAAGACCGGCGCTGGACGCATGTCATTGAGCCGTTTGAGATCCCGGACGGGTGGACGATCTGCAGGAGCTATGACTTTGGCTACGGCAAGCCGTTTTCCTGTGCGTGGTGGGCGGTCGACTATGACGGCGTGATCTATCGCATTCTGGAGCTTTACGGATGCACGAAGACACCGAACGAGGGCGTCAAGTGGAACCCGGACAAGCAGTTTGCGGAGATCAGCAGGATCGAGCGGACGCATGCGTGGCTCAAAGGGAAGAACATCATCGGCGTCGCCGACCCGGCGTGCTGGGCGGCGGATCGCGGAGAGAGCATCATGCAGACCGCAGCGAAATACGGTGTATATTTTTCACCGGGAGACAACGAGCGCATTGCGGGGTGGATGCAGTGCCACTACCGGCTACAGTTTGACCCGGATGGATACCCGAGCATGTATGTATTTGCAGGGTGCAAAGCGTTTATCCGGACGATCCCGATGCTCATGTATGACGAGCACAAGGTGGAGGATCTGGATACGAAAATGGAGGATCACTGCGCGGACGAATGGCGGTATATGTGCATGTCGCGGCCAATCAAGCCGACGGTACCGGCAGAAGCACCGCCGGTTCTGTTTGATCCCCTGGACATGATGAAAAGGAGGTAAGGCCATGCTGGCACCACAACTGACGGAGACTGAGAAGCAGACCATGATGACGGAGGTCTTTCTCGGATACAACCACAACCTAGAACTCGCGGACGGGGAGTTTTACGACATGGAGAATCTGTCGGCGGACGAGTATCCGCTGCTCGCGCCGCGGCCAAGGCGGGGGACGGCGCAGGCAATCGAGGGCGTGCAGGGCATTCTGGCGAAGGATGCGCTGTGCTGGGTGCAGAACCAGGTGCTTTATATCAACGGCGCTTCGATGGAGGCGTATATGCCGTCCGTGTCGATCTCGGCGGGGGAAAAGCAGCTCATTTCCATGGGCGCGTATCTGTGCATCTTCCCGGACGGGATCTACTTCAACACCGAAAAATACTCCGACAACGGGTACATGGGGCAGGAGAATGTGGTCGACGCGGCAAGCACGAACATTGACATTTCCCTGTGTCTTGTCGACGGGACGGCGCTGACGGTCAGTTACACGCAGGCTAGCCAGCCGGAGAGTCCGTCGAACGGGCAGTACTGGCTCGACACGTCCGGCAAACTCCACACGCTCAAGCAGTGGGCGGAGGCGACGAGCCAGTGGGTATCCGTGCCGACGGTGTATCTGAAGCTTTCTGCCAATGGCATCGGTCAAGGTTTCAAGCAGTATGACGGCATTCAGCTTTCGGGCCTCAGCGGAAACGAGCAGGTCGAAAAGCTCAACGGCAGCCAGATCCTGTACGACGTGGGAGAGAGCTATATCGTGATCGTCGGCCTCGTCGACGAGACGACGAAGGTCACGAGCGGGACGGTGAAGACGGCCCGGAAGGTCCCAAGCATGGACTTCATCACCGAGAGCGGGAACCGGCTGTGGGGCTGCAAGTACGGCGTGGCGGACGG